CGTTGATGAACGAGTGTGTCTCTGGATCACCATAAGGAACCAGACATATCTCAGCAGACCTACGGCTACTTAAGGTAGACCCTAGTAAGTTCAGTATATCTAAGATGTCTATGCGACTAAGGAGCTTATTGTTCTTGATGTTAAGGATAGTGACTATCTTAGTCATAGCGTCAGCTATCAGTTCATCACCAGAACTAATCCAGCCATAGCTGCTTAGTCTTGTTCCTGCTGGTCTAATTTCGCTGAAGTCTAGCGTGAGTTTCTCGCAGGGTATTTTGTTCGCTAGAAGTTTCCCTGGAAGTTTAGCCCACGCTTCTGCCGAGTCTCCAACTCTAATGTGCCATCTAGCGCCTTTGATAGTTGCACCAGTTCCTCCTGTAGTTTCCCCCTCTCTAAACCACTCAACATTCTCAGGGTTACCTTTGTCACCAAAGTCACTCTTAGTTGACCTAATGACTTCTAGTTCTACCGGCCTCGTGAGTCCGTTAAGAGTGCCAACAACAGGCTCAAAGCCAACCCCACAACCTTGAAGCAATAACCAATATGCGTCCACAACATCGTGAACAGTTTCGACACGTAAGAAGGAACAGTTAAATTGGCTTGCTTCACGTAGCTTTGATACTTCTGTGCCTCCGAGCCATAGCGTCCGTCCTGATGGGAGTGCCTTCCTTTCGAGGAAGAGTGTCCGAAGTTTCTCAAGTTCTTCCTCTTCTTCTTTCTTTAGTTTAGCTGGTTCTGTCCAAGGTTTTGACTTCGCTCTTTCCCAGAGCCACCTCTGATGACTGATAACTCTGTCTATTGTTTCTTCCCAAGTCTCGAATGTTTTTCCTTCTTTATCCTTGGGTCTATTGTAAGTTCTTCTAGTAACTACCTCAGCTCTTGTTGATACCATCTTCAAACTAATTCCATCATATTTGGTGGTTCATAAGTGTTAGGCTTGAGTATCTTACCGTCCTCACGCTTCACGAGCTTCCCATTAGTAAGCTTAGTCATGTTAGACTTATGCACTCTGACAAAAGCTTCATTCAGAATTGCTTGAGGTATCGATTGATAGAGATGCTCAAAGGCGTAAAGCTCTCCCACAATGTCCTCAGGAAACTCTTGAATACCTTTGCAGTGAGCACCAACGAGCACATACTCAAGATCCGAAAGTTCTTTGAGTAACTCCGCATACGCCTGAGCAACTTCAGCAATCTCTTCTCGAATAAGCGTGTAGTGAAACATAGGGTCATTAGGATACTCAGGGTCACCTGACTGAAACTTCTTGACCAGAGAAACTCTATCTATCTCTAGCGGTAACTTAAGTTGACTCATGTTAGTTAACCTGTTCGATGTGGACGTTAGCAGACCCAGACATTCCTAAAGCTCTCGCAGCGCCATAGGAGAGATCCAAAGACCTCCCCGTTGACTTAGCTGGCCCACGGTCATTCACGCGCACAACAACAGACCTCCCTCGATAGGTGACACGGAGATGTGTCCCAAAGGGGAGGCTGCGGTGAGCTGCGGTATAACCGTGGGGATTGAAGTATTCGCCAGAGGCTGTGTGTCGGGAGAGTTTCTCACCGTGGCCGTAGTAACTGGCGTGGACTGTATTGGAGTGGTGTGGACTGCTATTTGATACGAATATTAAACTTAAAGCTGTTAGTAGATCCAATTATTCTTCCTCGTAGCCTAAGTCTGATAGAAATACTGCCTGTTTCAACATCTCAAGCATACCTAGAGCTTCCATAGTCGTCGCTCCGTCTACGTAGTGACTAACGTCACCATCAGAGTTAACTGTTAGAACTAGTATTGATTGGAGAGGCTTACCGATTAACATGCTCTCTATCGTTGGCATGTCAGGAAATCTTGCTGTTGGAACTGGTTCTTCTTCCTCAACAGCCGCTGTAGGGAATTTCGTCACTTTGCTCGTCATATGCTTTCTTTTCTACTCGCTTTAGTTCTCTCTCAACAAACCAGAGAATTTTCTTTAGATCGTATAAGTCAGACACTCCAGGCTTACTGCCTAAGCGGTAGCAAGCTTTGAAGATGTTCCCGACATTGAAGTTCATTTCTCGATGCTCAATAAGGTCACCTAGTTCTGTGGCACCTTGAGGTATCTTGTAGTAGTCCGAGGACCAGCCATCTGGAGTAATAGTCATTTTACTCCTTCTTTCTTTTTCCACTCTAAATAGTCGGTATGCAACATGAAGTAGCCTAAAAGAATAAGACAAGCATTCATAATGATTGCACTTTCTGAAGTGTCATCACCATCATAAAAGCTGTCACGCTGTAAAAGATAGGTTTCCTGTAGTTCGCTTGTAACAACTTCAGTTATTAGATATTCATCCATATCGACAGATATTTTACGCATCATTTAGGCACCCATAGTTTAACTTCCATCTTCTCACTGTCCCAATCCGAGTCTCTAACAATACGCGCTAGTCTTGCTTGAACTAACGCATCGTCAGCAGTGAGACCTTTTGCTTCAAAGGTTCTAACTACAGCCTTCCAAGCTTCATCAGTGTTGAACCCACCTTCTGGCAACATGAACTCATTCAAGAGTTTCTCTGCACCAACTGGACCAACACCTGGACACCCAGGGTAACCATCACTGGTGTCACCTGTCAGTGTTTGCTTCAGCCAATAGAAGTCAGCATCTCCCTCAGAGACAAACATGAGCGTTCCCTCACGGAAGAGAGTTCCTGGGACTGTCAGCATGTCTTTGTCTTGAGAAACGATAACGGGGTTCTCGTGTTTACCGTTAGTAGCCATGATAGCTAAAACGTCATCACCTTCTAGTGGTGGAATAGCTAATGCTACGTAGTTCTCGTAAACTCGCTTGAGAACCTTATCGTAGCAAAGAGGTAATCTCTTGCCTCTCTTAGCCTTATAGTCAGCGTATAGATCCTTGCGGAATGAGCGTGAACCAAAGGCGAATGCAATCTTATGGTCACCTTCGCCTACAGTTTCAATAACTGCGTTAAGTTTACCCTGTAGTGCATCCCATGCCTGAGCTTGGTTGCTGGCTAAGATAATGTTTTGTTCATCCCACTCAGCTTCATATTCTACAGCAGCACAAGAAACATAAACGAACTCATCTCCATCTATTAGTAATGTTCTGTTCATAGTTTAACTTTCGGTGGTCTACCTTTTCGAGTTGCTGCCTTGGCTACATAAGGATCTACTGGCTCAGGGGATACAGGTGGTCCATCATTCCGTTTATTAGGAATATTAGTATCGCCAGTAGAACTACTGTCTCTATCAAGTTTGTCATAGGCTTCAGCTTTACGTTTCATATCTTCAAAATCTATGCACATATCTGGCATAGCGCGGCCACACTTAGTGCAGCTATTGGTATCAAAACTGTAGTTGTTACAGTCAGCAACTAGTATTGGTTTCATTTAATTCCTTTGCCAGATAGGTATTCTTCAACCGCTGCATAGTTCCCAATGTATCTACCAGCGTGAAAACAGAAGGGAGCAATGCTGTTGCAGCCCTGTGTATTCATAAAGCGTCTAAACTCGCCGTAGACGATATGTTCACTAGGAGTTATCTGATGTCGCTTTAGTAACTGATACAGGCTTTCAGTTGCGTCTGGATCTGTTCCTGCTGAGAAGAGGGACCAATGGTCAGTCATCCAATCATATGGACTGGTCATGTTTAAGCTCACTACAAGGGATAAAGGTTGTTATGTTTTCTGATGTCTTATTTGGGCAATACTTCTCAGACTCTTTGCCAAACTTTGTGGTGTATCCGTTCGTATCTAGTTCCATTGCTGTTGTGCATCCGAACAGAAAACTCGAAATAATTAGAGTTATTGTCCAGAAAAAATGATTACTCATATCGTTAGTGCTCTCCACGAGAATGGATATAGGTTGAGCATGTGGCTCCCTATCATCTGTGCTATTTGTTGAGTTTCTAGTTGAGCGTGTTTGTCTGCTCTAAGGTTATAAACTCTGGACCAACCTAAGAGACTTCCAGTCCACACCCATTCGGTATACATGGCTTGTGGTAGGACCATCCGAGCTTGCTCAGGACAAACACCAAGTTCTATGAGACCACTATATGTATCCAAGGCATGTTGATAGAGTTCCTTGGGTAACAGAGTGCAACCAGTTTCTGTCTCTCGTTCAAGTATAGGATCTAAGTTCACTTTCTCGTTGCTAGAGCCTTGCTTAACGTCCTCAGCTCTACGCCGCCAATAGTCAGGCTCATAGAACTCAGGCGTATCATCTACGTAACGCCTACTAATCTCATTCCACGCAAAACCTACTCTGTGCTTTTGTAATTGCCTTGCTATGAAGATAGGTGCTTTGATGCGGAAAGATATTTGAGGATGAGCAAAGGGTTCCCAGTGTTTATGTTCTGCTAGGTAACGGATTAGTCTTGCGTCTGCTCCGTTAAACTCATCATGCCATCTACCTAAGGATACTCTAGCTGCATTTACGACGCTTAAGTCATCTCCCATGTGTTCAAGTAGTTTAACCTTCATAATCA